GACGTGAAGGCATGTTTTGCCCATTTTGTTTCTTTATGTTCTGCCCCCTTTGGCACCATCTTTTGCTTCTTGGGGCAATAAACAAGTACTATCCTAGCCATTTAGTCCTCCATGCTTGCTAGCAATAACAACGTACGAATACGTTTGTTTCGTATTTGTTGCACTTTATAAGCCTCAACCATTTTGCCGACCTCAGCAAATTGGTCATCCGACATAGGTATCACCTTGCTGGCATCGACAACCTGATCCTGATTTTGTTGGGTTTTTAGGTCAATCTTTATTTGCTTGCGGCTACCCGGTTCTTCAAGCGTCTCTGCGCGTTGTTTGGTGAGAAGCTGAACCGCAATGTTTTCCTCTTCAATCTCTTTGCGGGTGCGCTTGCGGCGCTTGAGAATGTCAGAAGTATCATTTGACGTAGTTGCTACGGTTGGCCCGTAAACTTGCGTTGTCGGTGCAATAACCGGCAAATCGAGTTGCTGAAGTGTATTGTAAACATCTGGCTGATAAACTTGAGTTGTAGGCGCAATCGTATCAAGCGCAATTATTGTTGCACCGCTAGCAACATCTGGCTCGTAAACCGTGGTTGTAGCGCCAATAACATCTAACGCAACCGATACAGGCCCAGGCGTAAGCGTAGGCTCGTAAACTGTTGTGTTAGGCCCAATAGTATCAACATCAATTGAAAGGCCACCTGCGTTGATGCCTGGTTGGTAAACAGTAGTGGTCGCAGCTATTAACGGAACTGATATAGAAACTGCGCCAGGCGTTAATGTGGGGCCATAAACGGTAGTTGTGGCGGCAATATTATCAAGCGCAAGCGCAAACTTTGCTGCAATCGTTGGCTCGTAAACGGTTGTTGTAGCTGCAATTGCATCAAGATCAAGAGTAACGTTTGTTGCGTAATTTATTGGAGTAACAACTGGCGTTATAATGATGGGCGGATAAAGCGCACTCCATGTTGGAGTATTGTTTGCTGTTAAAAGGTGCCCACCACCTGAAAAGTCCTCATCGACTTCACCAAAATGTCCGCCTAAAGGCCAATAAGCTAAAATACTGTTTGGCCGTACTTGAAAAGCGCGTAAACCGTTTGCAAGCGACTTTATTTCATCTTCATTTAGATCCACTGACCATATACAACACTCAGCTAATTGACCGTTCAAATAAAGGCCAATTGTACCATCGCGTCGCGCCGCTAACAAAGTAGTAGTTAAACTGGTTGGCGTAACATCGCTTGGGTTTGGTGTTGCTGCGGTGCCGTTAAGATATGCCGTACGACTGCTGCTGCTTGCCCATACGCCAGCACAATGTGCCCAAGTGTTAGCACTAATTGCACCACTAGTGCTTGATGTGTAGTTAACACCGCTAAGGTTTGTAAGACAATTTACGTTCCCAGTAGCGTTCATAGACAACTGATGTCTATTGCTACCACTAGATGCGTTTATGCTCATGAAGGCTTGTCCAGCCGTTGTTGAGCTTACACGTGCCCAACACGCCATGGTAAATGGCGTTCCAGAAATAATGGTGGACGCTCGGGAAAGATATTCTGACGATGCACTAGCAAAACTGCGTGCCACGGTTTATGTCTCTGTCACTACAATATAATGAAGTTCAGCATCACCGGTCATGTCGTCATTACCGTTTGCGGCATCTCTGCCGATTCGCAAAATAAACATGTCGCCGGCTGTAACCGAATCCATATCGGCGCCAGAAGTAAAGGTTATTGTGTCGTATTTTACTTCGCCCGATACGTTAGCTGGAGCAACCGTTATGCTGTTGTAGTCATACGATTTAGAGGTATCTACGTCTTCGGCATTGTCTGCAATCCGTCTAAACGCAGCTCGCCAAATACAATCGCCTGATGTAGCTGAGGTAGCGGACCATTTGATTTGAAGAGTAATACCGCCGCCGCTGTAGTTACTCATCATCTGGCAATAGTAGTCTAAATATTCGGCAGTTGATGCGTCAAAATCATAAACGGGAACGTTTTCTGCTGGCGTGCTTCCACCTGCTCGCGTGTCCAGCGTAGCGTAATTAGCGCCAGGAGGTGTTATTTGATAAATTATTGCTACAGATTGCCCTGATGCCATTGGTCACCTATTATTTGCACAGATTGCTCAAGCGCAATTATTGCCGCCTGTTCTTCTTCTGTGGCTAGTCGTATGCAATCGCCTTCTATTACCCAAAATTTAGGATCCTGCTCAATAACATTAGAAACATCGGCGTCTAATATCCATTGAGCATTGTCATAGTCTGGGCAATTTTGGGAAAACCGCACCTCTTTAGTTTCCCTGTGAACTACAGTGCCCATAACTAAATAGAGAATATCCCAGAAGCTGAAAACGTTACGTCAATGTTTCCACCGTTGGGCGTAATCGAGATCCCGCCGCCACCGGACTTTACGTCAATAAACGCGATTAGTGGGCTAGTTGCTGCGCTACCGGTATCCTTAAAAATAATCAGCGCTTCAATGCTATTACCTGTTACGCTAGAGAACGTGACGTCCGCTGCATCAAATGTGCCGCTTGTAATAGTCTTAGAAGCTAGCGTGGCTGCTGTACCAACCAAAGCTGAAGATGCACTCGACCAATACTCGTGCGCTGTGCTGTAGGTATAAGCGCCGGTGTCAATGAGAGCTAGCTTAATGGTGTCATCAATGAGATCTACTGAATCGCCTTGGCTTGAGCCTAGCGTGCCAGGGTTAAATATTTTTTCTTTGAATTTTGGGTAAAGTACGTTTGTCATATTTTAATCCTCGTTAAACTCTATTGCTTGGGGGTTGCCTGTTTCGTCTGATACTACACTTCCATAACGCTTGCCGTTTTCCATGTCGTTTTCATCGTAATCTGTTATTTCAATCCCAACTGGATTTCCTGTAACATCAGCGATAATTTTTCCAACACGCTTCTTGGCCTTCTTTTGCAGCGACGTTTGTAGTTGCTGGCTGCTTGCGCCTATCTGCTCCATTGACAAGCGGATGCGCTCTAAATCCTGCTCCTGCTTAAGCCTGCGCTCTTCCATCAGCTTTTCTGACTCTGAAAGGCGCACCCTCATTGCTTCAAGCTCTAGCTTCTGCATGTCAATGATGCCGCTCATGCGATTAGCTTCAGACGCTATCATGGCCTTATCCTTTTCGGATGCAGCCTGCGTCTGAATCTTCATTACATCAACCTGGACAGCGTTAGCCTTAATCTGAGCTTCTTGCTGTGCAATAAGGAGCTCCTGCTCTTTGAGATATGTCTCAAACTGTTGCTTTTGAACAGCAAGCTGCGCTTCCAATTGGTCGCGCTGCATCTTGATTTGCTGCTCTTGCATAAGTATCTGATTTTTGACCTGCCTATCTTGCGACTCGATTGCAACGGTTTGCAATTTGGCTTGAGCCTCAGTTTGAGCGATTTGCAACCGGCCCTGCATTTCAAGCATTTTAGGATCGGGTGGTGGCGGTTGTTTAGCGGCTTCTTCTTTAGCTGCAATGACTTGCGCCACTGACTCCAGCCCACGGGTGAAGATAGCTTCTACCTCTTTGCCGCCCTTAAAGCGCTTGATGAGATTTTTCATCAGCCCCATGGTAAAGCTAAGAAGCGGCGGGTAAGCCTCAATCAAAGCTTTAGACTGCTCAAAGAACTGGCCGCAGGTTTGCAGTAACTCAGCGCCATCTTTTTTGTCCTGCATTTGGTCAAGCGCTACCATGGAGTCTGAAGCTACCTGGATGCGGTAGTTACGCTCTTCGTTGTTTTGCAAGAACTCCAGGATCTGCATCTTGGCGGCCTCAAGCATTTGAGGTCCCATTTCAGGTGGCGCATCTGGCGGTATAAACTGCGCTAACAGGTTATCAGCATCGGCAATGTCAAAGATCCGCTTGGCGTCAAACTGGCTGGCAATGATAGTGCCCAAATTGCCAAGGCCATCAGAGATAAACTTGGCAAACATGTTCTGGCGTACAATCAGGCCCATGCTTGACCACTGGTTTTCTAACCGGTTGGCCGTAGCGGACTTGTACTGCTCAGAAGCACCGCGCAGGAGGTCTGACACCTTCAGCGTTTCATATAGCTGCTGTAAAGCGGCCTGGCGTGCGTTCTGAAGGATATTTAGGGCATTAACGAACCCATCTATAGGCAGGAACTCGATCGCGGCTCCTAAGCCACCCTTGGACTTATACGAAGGCCAGTTGATAATTGGCACCATTCGCAAGTCGCCAGCCAATAGATTTTCAAGCTCATCACCCATTGCGGCATCGTAAGCGGCGTTAGGACGAATAGCTTGCAAGACGGCGTGAATACGTGTGGTAAGGCGCTCAACCTCAAGAATCTGGTCTTTGCAATGTGCGTAGTCACTAACTGGGATGATGTTGTCGGGGTCTTCACTCTGGCGTATTACTGAGCAGGGGTAAAACTTCTCATATTTGATAGGCGGCGGCCCTGATTGGACAATGGGGTTTTCACCTGAAAAGTGCGCCCAATACACCTTGTCAGATTCTTGGCACCAGATCTCCCAAAGTTCGGCTTTACCTTCCTGCTTGTTGCTATCGTGTAACTTGCTGTTCTTGTAAACATCAGGGAAGGCATCGTAATTGAAGTCGGATGCAATATCCTTGCCAAAAACAGATTCGGCCTTTTCGCGTGATAGGAAGGCGCGTTGTGCTTGCCATTCAACTTCTGATTCGTTTCGTGCATCTGAGCACACGTAATCAGCGTAGTTTACCACCTTAACAATGGCCCGCTCTGATTCCTTAACTTCAACCTGAGCCTGATAGATTATCCGGCCATCTTCTCCAGCGATTGCTTCAGCGGGGTCTTGGTCAAACGGCGTGCCATCAGGGTAAAGCAAACCACCATCTGGCCCAGGGATGATAAGCATTTCTTCAAAGACGGTCTTAAACTTTGGCTCATACATGGCCCAAAGTACTGCCTGGCCGGTAAGCAAAAATTGCAAGGCTGCGTTGTAACCTACCTGGTCAAAGTTAAACATGCTGTCTAGCTGATACTGGACAACACGCTCCATAATGACGGCGGCGGTCTCGTGTAACGAGTTACCGGTGCGCTTCCTGAGTAGTACTTCAGCTTTTGGCGTGCTGGAATAGAAAGCTGGCAGGAGTGTATTGTTGCAGTACCACCAAACGTTAAGCCTGCGGTCTATGTCTTTGAGGATGCCTACTTCTTTGCGGCCGTTAAATAGGCGAATGGACTCTTCGGCGGTACGAACAAACGGCTTGCGGCGCTCTTCAGCGGCGGTAATCTGTGTTTTCCAGTAGGATGGAGAAAACCGTTCAGTAAGAGGCTTGATTTTGTTTGTTTTCATTGATTACACTGTAGCTCGCCGGTTTTCTTTTCGTATCTTCTGAATATACGCATCAAGGCGCACCCGTCCCTTATTGAAGACAGGCGGCGTATCCTCCCATTTGCCTTCAAGCAGCCGCTCTTTGCACAAATACCGCAAAGCATCCACCATGTGGTCATCGCCCGTGGTGTCGGCATCTTCCATGTTTTTTTTGTCTATTGGGAGGGATGGTAGCGATTCTATCAAATACGGGCAAGTACTAAAAACGTATAGCATAGGCGGGTTTGACACCAGACGCTGCCTGATTTGTGACCAGCCAGACAACCTATTATTATCTGCTCGCTTAATAGTAGGGTGTCTACGCTTGGCCAGTTCGGCGTTTATCTGGTCGGCTATGCTTGGCCCTCCTTCGTGTTTGAATATACTTGGGTCTCCAACGCATATAGGCTGTTCGTCCCGTGAGGATCCTGCAATTTGAATCCCTTGTGACACGTTATCAACGAGTTTTCCCCACAGTTCACGATATATGATGACCGCTCCCTTAGGGTACGGGACTTCTCTTCCCTGGTCATCTTTGCCCGTGGAAACAGCGCCCCAGCAAGCCGCGAATGGGCTAGAATAACCCCAGTCAAAGCCCATATACCTAGGCCAATGTTCCGGCACACGGAAAGGACTAACAATGTGTTTAGCGCCAAACTCAGGAAAAAAGCTACCTTCATGAATTTCAAAATCTCCTTCTAGCCACGCTCTGACCAGCTCAGGGCTACCTACCATGTGCAGCCGGTCAATATATTCAGGGTCTTTAGCCAACAGAATCTTGTTATCGTGCACCCGGCTTGGGATATAGATATACTTGACCACCTTGCCGGTTGGCAGTTGGTAATCAAGAATCTTCATGCCGTTAGGTTCTGGCCTGATAAACAGCTCTTTTAACCATTTGTGCCCCACGCCACCGGGGTTGAAGGTAAGTATAACCTGGGCGTGCCCGCTACCTCGAAGCGCTCCGAATAGCTTAAAAATGGGGCTTGGGTCGGCGTAGTTTCCTGCCTCTTCTACAGCGCAATCTGAAATGTTTTGCCCCATGTACTTTTGAGCGTCATCATCATTAGCCAATGGCCTAAATCGCAACCGTGCGCCGTTTGGGAACGTAAACTGCTTTTTTTGCTCCTGCCAATGTGCTTTTAGTGGCAGGTAAAT